CTGACCCCAAGCCAATCGAGGAGAATCTGAATGTCCCAATCTGTCGAGGCGGGCACGCCCGTCAACCTAGCTGCAAGCGGCGCTGTGTCTCTGGTCGCTGGGAACCTGTTCGGTTTCTACGTGAATAACACCTCGGCGGGGACCGTGGTCGTGCGAAACGGCGGCGCGACGGGCACGGTGTTGAGCGGCACTATTACCCCAGCGATTGGCTTTCATCGCTTCCCGGCTTACTGTCCGGCGGGCTGCTACTTGACGCTCGCCAACATCGACGTGACAGCTTTCTTCGCGGCGGGTTGAGATGCAACGCGCCGAGACCGGGACACCGGTAAACCTGACCGCAGATGGCACCGTTGGCGGGCGCGCAGGAACGCTCTTGGGGTTCTACGTCAACAACAAGACCATAGGGGCGACACTGGCCCTATCCCACGGCGTAGCGGCGGGAGGCGCGGCGATCTCAGGGACCATTACACCCTTAATTGGGTTTCACAGGTTCAACGCCTACTGTCCCTCGGGTTGTTACGCCACGATTGCGGCGCAGCCGATGGACATTACCTTTTTCTACGCCGCAGGCTGATGGCGAAGCCCACAAAAGCCCAGCGCGAGGAGGCTGAAAGGCTTCAGGGCTATCTTGATGAAATAGCCAAGTACGGGCGAGAGTTCAAGAAGTGGGAGGATAGAAACAGCAAGATCATCAAACGCTATCGGGACGAGGGAAGGTCTAACCAGACCGACACGAACGCGGCCAAGTTCAATATCCTCTGGTCGAATGTTCAGACTCTAGTCCCGGCGACGTTCGCCCGAGTTCCACAGCCTGATGTCTCCCGGAGGTTCAGGGATCAAGACCCTGTGGGGAGGGTAGGAGCGTTGATCCTAGAACGTGGCTTGGAGTTTGAGACCCAGCACTACCCGGACTACAGGGACACGATGACTCAGTGTGTCCACGACCGTTTCTTGGGGGGTAGAGGGACGGCCTGGGTTCGCTATGAACCGCATTTCAAGCCCGCAGCTGTTGAGGTGCAGGTCACGGAGGACGTGGAGGCCGAAGCGCCAGAGGAGCAATTGGACTACGAATGCGCTCCTGTTGATTACGTGCATTGGAAGGATTTCGGACACTCAGTAGCGCGGACTTGGGAGGAAGTCACCTGCGTCTGGCGCAAGGTTTATATGAGCGAATCAGCGGTGGAGGAAAGATTTGGCGGGGAGATCGCGAAGAAGATCCCTTATGACTCGACTCCTGAAGATTTAAAGCGCACGGATCGGGGCGCGCAGACCGATGTCAAGCAACAGGCCTGCGTGTTCGAGCTTTGGGACAAGGAAGAAAAGATCGCGGTCTGGTTCGCCAAGTCCATGAAGGAGTTTCTGGACGAGAAAGACGATCCGCTCAAGCTGCAACAGTTTTTCCCATGTCCTAAACCTTTGTACGCGACGCTGACGAACGAACAGTTGGTCCCTGTTCCTGACTTCACGCTGTACCAGGATCAGGCTAGGACTCTTGATACCTTGGCCGATAGGGCTTCAGGACTAGTGCAGATGCTTCAATTGAAGGGCGTCTACGATGCAAGTGCTGACGCTTCGCTTGGGAGACTGTTCACCGAAGGCTCTAACGGAAACCTGCTGCCGGTTAAGAACTGGGCCGCTTTTGCTGAGAAGAACGGTCTCAAGGGGCAGGTTGATGTCTACGACCTGACCCCTATTGCCAAAGCTTTAGAAGCGGTCTATCTCGCCGCCGAGCAGCAAAAGCAGCAGGTCTACGAGATCATGGGGATCGCGGACATTGTTCGGGGATCTTCAGACCCGAACGAAACGCTAGGGGCTCAGGAATTGAAGGGCCAGTACGCGAGCATGAGACTTAGAGCGATGCAAGCCGATGTTTCCCGGTTTGCGACTGATGTTCTCCAGATCAAAGCGCAAGTGATGTGCAGCAAGTTCGCCCCGCAGACCTTGCTCGCCATCGGGGCGGCGGAGCAGCTATCCGAGCAAGACAAGCAAGCCGTACCCAAAGCCATGATGCTCCTGATAGGGCAGGAGCGGCTTCAAGACCCAGCGGCTGAGTCTCCAAATCCGTTGCGAGCGTTCCGAATTGAGGTCAACGCAGACTCAATGATCCAGATGAACGAGGAGGTCGAGAAAAAAGACCGCATGGAATTCCTCACCGCCAACGGGGCTTTCATGGAGAAAGCTCAAGCGATGGTGGCTGGGGCAGGATCAGCTGCTCCTATCATCGTCCCTCTCATCATGGAGATGTGGAAATTCGGGGTCACCGGGTTCAAGGTAGGAAAGACTATTGAGGGGGCCTTTGATGAAGCTGCGGAGAAGCTGAAGGCTTTGGCCGCCAATCCACCGCCTCCGCCACCGAGCCCCGAGGCGCAGAAGGCGCAAGCCGAGGCGCAAAAGGAAGGGGCTATAGCCCAGCGTGAGGCGCAGCAGAACCAGGCAGATGCGGTGGCGAAGCAGCAGCAGGACGCAACCGATTTACAGCGCGAACAGATACAAGCGCAGGAAAAAGTTGTGCTCGATGCGAACGCGAAGAAGCTTGAACACGTGAACCATGTTGCGGAACTGGATCGGCAGGACGCTTTCAACCGCTGGAAGGCGGAGCTAGAGGCGGACACGAAGATCATCGTTGCGGAGATCGGCGCGGCATCTAAACCAGAGGGCGAAGAAGGAGCGGAGGGCACCGCCAAGCCCAAGCGTCAAAGCCCGATCAAAGCGATTGCCGAGGCGCAAGCGGACTTCATGGCGAAGATAGACGCGCAGGGCGCTGCGCTAGTCGAGAGTCAGGCTCAGATGGCGCAGATGATGCGCGACCACCAGGAACGCCAAGTCGCCGAGGCACAGGCTCCCGTGGTGGGTAAACGCGGGCCCGATGGCAGGATCGGCAGCGTGCAAAAGGGCGCGAGGACTATGCGCGTGATGCGCGGTCCAGACGGCGTTTCACTCATGCCCGATGGGATGCAATGAGAATCGCCCTCGGCGCGCAGGCAAGCCCGACCCAGAACCTGATCGCGGGCGGGGCGCAGGTGAGCGCAAGGAATGAGGACGTAGCGACGGACCCTTACTGGGCCAACGTAGTCCTGCTGGTAGGTAACGACAACGCAGCGGATGGTTCGACTACGTTCGCGGATCAATCGTCAGGCGCTCACACAATAACTGCCAATGGGAATGTCTCTTATAGCGATCTGCTTGCACCTACTGGCATGACGACCTCTATTCTTTCTGACGGAACAGGCGATTTTCTTTCCTCTGCATCCCATGCTGATTGGGCTATGGGTTCCGGCGACTTCACTTGGGAAGCATATGTTTACGCCAATGGTGCCTATGGCGGGGATCGAGGCATTATTTCTACGAACGGAATCAACCTTGTTTTCTACCACGCCGTAGATTTCCTGAAGTATTACAACGGAGACAATAACATTATAGGTGCTGCGGTTGGTCTTGCAGCATGGCACCATGTCGCAGTTTGTAAGGGTTCGGGTTCAACCAAGATGTTCATAGACGGCACGCAGACCGGAAGCACGTACGCAGATTCAGGGAATTACACGCAAGGAATTTTGCAGGTAGGGGCTTATGCCAGCACATCCTCATGGAAGGGAAATCTGTGTTCCGTGAGAATGACAAAAGGCATAGCCAGATACACAGCAGACTTTACTCAGCCAACACTTCCTCTGCCGATAAGTTAATGGCTAAAACCGACTACACAACGCATTGGGTTCCTCTTGCTGGAGCTAACATGAAAGTGCTTGAAGCGCAGTGACATCATGGGACAAATCTAATGCACCAATACGCGACCTTAGAAGATACCGTCTACTTCGGCTTTGCCGCGAACCTGACCTCTGGTGCGGCGGGCGATGGGGCGACACCGCTTTTCGATGTGCGACTCGGCGGGGGAGCGGCAAGCGACGCGCCGATTCTCTCAGGTACGCCGACACTGTTGACGCACGCGAACTACACGGACGGTTGCTACGAGGTTGCAGTCGCAGCAACCGCAGCGAACGGCTTTGCTGCCGGGAATACCTATCTCGTATTCGTCACGCTCACCATTTCCTCTGTGACTCCGGCAGCGATGGTCGGGACGTTCAAGCTCGCTCCTGTAGTCTCGAATATCACGCAAGTAACCGGAACAGCGGTAACCGGCGCAGGCACGGCAGGCAGCCCTTGGGGTCCATGATATGGCGAGCGCTTGGGGAGTCGCTTGGGCAAATGCGTGGGGTGGTGCGTGGGGGGTTGTTGGCGCGATTCCCGCAGTATCGCAACCGAACCTGCCAGGCGGCGGCAGTCAGGGGGCATTCCGTAATGTGCGCAGCGCCAAGCGAGCGCAGCGCG